CAGCATTTCGCAATAGAGTATGGGATGGTAAGATAAGATTATATGATAAAAGAAATGGCAAACTCTATGGTGGTTTATTGGCATATGTGAGAGAGTTTGCAAAACAAAACGATTTAGAAGTCGTTCAGGCACCAGATGTTTATTCTTCAACAAAGATAGATATCAAAGATGTCGAAGGGTTCTGTAAATCTCTCAAACCACAATCACAAGGTAAAGATATAGAAGTTAGAGATTATCAAATACAGGCAATCTTTCAATCACTTAAACGACACAAATTATTATTACTATCACCAACGGCATCTGGTAAATCATTGATCATTTATTCGATTGTTCGTTTTCATCAAATGGCAAATCGAAAGACTTTGATCATTGTGCCGACTACAAGTTTAGTTGAACAAATGTATTCAGACTTTGAGGATTATGGTTGGAATGTTGATAAATACTGTCATAGAATATATCATGGTTATGATAAAGATGTAGTCAAAGACGTAGTGATATCTACTTGGCAGTCTTTAGCAACCCTCGATAAAAACTATTTCAAACAATTTGAATGTGTGATCGGTGACGAGGCACACAATTTTAAGGCAAAGTCATTAACAGGTATAATGACGGCGTTGACAAATGCGAAATATCGTATTGGTACCACTGGTACTTTAGACGGTACGAAAACGCACAAATTGGTATTAGAAGGTTTGTTTGGTACTGTATATCGAGCAACTTCGACAAAGACCTTGATTGATAAAAATCAATTGAGTAAATTAACTATTAAATGTTTGGTACTAAAACACAATGAAGCAGATAGAAGAAAAATACGAAATGCCACATACCAAGAAGAAATGGAATATCTCACAGGACACGAAGTACGAAATAACGTTATTCGTAAGCTTGCTTTGCGTCTTTCTGGGAATACTCTTGTCCTTTTTCAGTATGTAGAAAAACATGGCATTCCATTATATGAAAACATTAAAACGAAAGCTGACGAAGGCCGTAAAGTCTTTTTTGTTTATGGTGGTACTGAAACTGTGGATAGGGAAAACATTAGGTCGATTGTCGAAAATGAGAGAGATTCAATCATTGTGGCCTCTTACGGAACTTTTAGCACTGGAATTAATATTCGTAATCTTCACAATGTTATTTTTTCTAGTCCAACCAAATCTAGGATAAGAAGTTTACAATCAATAGGTCGAAGTCTAAGACAATCAGAATCAAAGACAGACGCAACTTTATATGATATCGCTGATGATTTATCTTTCGGTAGTTATAAAAATTTCACATTAAATCATTTCGCAGAACGCATTACAATATATAACGAAGAACAGTTCGATTATCAAATTCACAATATTCCGCTTAAATAAATACTAGTATGACACCTAATGATTTAAAAGTCGTAAAACTGTCTAGTGGCGAACAACTCGTTTGTTATTTGACATACGAAGAAGGGTCTATTTTCGTTCGAATGATAGAACCTATGGAACTGAAAATTCTTTCTAATTTAAATGATCATGGTGCTGTCGATGAAACTGTATGTTTATCAGATTGGATTCATCATACAGCAGATAATGTTTTTTCTATTCAGAAAGATAGAATTGTCACTATTTCTAAACCAGATGAAAATTTAAAAGAATACTATACTAGTACAAAAAAGAAATATGATAAGATAAAATTAGATAGAGAAAAAGAAAGACAAAGAGATAACTCTCTTAGAATGTTAGAAGATAAGTTTAAAAATGGTGATGCTAAATTGACAAAGAAAGAGTTATATGATATACTAGCTGGTAAGATTACTAAGCACTAGCTAAGAATCTACTCTCTGAAGCAGGGACATACCCTATTATATACGGAAAAAAGCAAAAAGTCAAGCATAAAATATTATGAAAATAGAATCGTTATGGCCAATACCTGTAGGTATCACAAAAATAGAAGAAAATATAAGTGATACAATACTGGATTTCTGTAAAGAAGATGAAAGAAACGCAGTATCAACTGGTAAAAATCACGCATCAAAAAACAAATATATTCTTAATTCAAAAGAATTTAGTCATTTAAAAACAATATTACATGAGAAAGTTAACGAATATTTTAATTCTATATTCAGTCCATCAAATGATCTCAGTTTAGTAATAACACAAAGTTGGTTAAATTATGTTGGTGAAAAAGAATCTCATCATAATCATCGTCACCCAAATAGTTTTATCAGTGGTGTATTTTATATCAATACCCAAGAAGATGATCGAATTACTTTTTATAATGAACCATACTTTCCGTTTGATATTCCTACAAAACAATATAATCGTTTTAACTCACAGTCTTGGTGGTTTCCAACAGAAAAGAATACATTGATTCTCTTTCCTTCTTCACTAGAACATGGTATCAAACAAAGATTTACAAAAGACAATACCAGAATCAGTTTGGCATTTAATACTTTCTTCGAAGGCACATTAGGTGAATATGAAACCACAACAGAATTAAAGGTTGACAAATAATCAAATATATGATATAATCTAAACATAATGAAATCACAAAAACCAAAAGAACATTACGTCAATAATAAAGAGTTCTTAGCAGAAATGATCAAGTATAAAGACATGTGTGCTAAGGCAGAAAAGCGTGGTAGAAGACAACCTCCTATCACCAATTATATGGGCGAATGTTTTTTAAAGATTGCAAATCATTTATCCTACAGACCAAATTTCATTAACTATACTTTTAAAGATGATATGATTTCAGATGGTATTGAGAACTGTTTACAATATGTTTCAAACTTCAATCCAGATAAATCAAACAATCCCTTTGCTTACTTTACACAAATAATTTACTATGCTTTTATTCGCAGAATACAAAAAGAAAAGAAACAAGCAGAAATAAAACAAAAACTTTTAAACAGAACAGACATTAATCAATATGAAACAATCGAGGGTGATGATAGTAATTACACAAACTCTTATGTTGATTACATGCAAAAGAACGTTGTAGAAGAAAAACCAAAGAAAGAAAAAAAGATTAAAAAGAAAACAGTTAAGAAACTTGAATTGTTTATGGACTAAATGAAAATTGCTATAATTGGCGATACACACTTTGGCGTTAGGTCTGATAGTCCTGCCTTTGCTGAGTATCAATACAAATTTTTAGATGATGTATTCTTTCCTTACTTAGAGAAGAATAAGATCGACACACTTATACATTTAGGTGATATTGTTGATAGACGTAAGTTCGTCAACTTTAAAACACTAAATGATTTTAGAAATAAGTTTGTCAATCGTTTAAGTGAATTAAATGTTCATATGCATTTAATCATTGGCAACCACGATACTTATTACAAGAATACAAACGAGATCAATGCACCAGTAGAATTATTTTCTACTTATGATAAAGTCACCACATATCCTAATCCAGAAGTA